CTTGCATAGGCCATGCCTGCCAAGTTTTTTGCAATCGAGGTAGACAGAAACACGCCTCGATCTATTTCTGATTCAACATTGCAAGCCCATTGCTCAACTCTGACTTTAGTTTTGAACGTTTTGGATTAGACAGAGCAGCCCTCCTCCTTGCGAACTTCTGCCTGCCATTGGCCCTCACCACGTTTAGCGACTGTCCCGTTGTGGGGGGACACTTAGTATGCGAAATATACGGGATTGGCCGGGAACAGAGCGGATTGGGCGGGATAGTGTTTAATAACGGGGCTTTCAGGAGGATTTGAAGCCCCGTTTAATAGCTTGTTATGAATTGCGAAAAATTGCAGCATTCATGGGTGACGCCACTTAATTTGCGAAATCAGTCATTTTTCATTACCGCACATTAATGTAACTGAATAAGGCTGTGCCCGTTAATAGTAGCCACCCAATACCATATAAAACCAAGCCAATATGCATTTTGAGCCAGCACTTGTGTCCGTGCAGGACAATATTAGTATTGTGAATGTTAATGATTGGCGCAGTTTTGGTGGAAGTAATGCTTTTCAGCGCCTCATCAAGTTTCCCCATATTTTTGTTTTTATTAGTGTTTTTTTTCATTTATCCCTCACGAAACTAATTTCAAATAACTCGCAAGAGAGTCCAGTCCGGGCCTCCCTTGCCCCTCAATTTTCTCCTCGTACAATAGCCGAACTAAAACCGCCTTTTTATCAGGTGAAATTGTAGCATCCGCATTTTTCAGTTTAATTTCAATTTCTTCAATCAAAGACTCCAATATATCGAAATCGTTTTCAATGGTCGATGACTGACCTTTATGGGGCTTCATTTGGCCTTTTCCTGTCGCCAGCCAGCTCAGTGAGACGTCGGCAGCATCAGCCAATACAACGATAGGGCCGAGGGAGGGGTGAACTTCTTCTCTGATATAGCGCTGTAGCGTATCAGTTGATATCTGGGCAGTTTTTGCCGCAAATTTTCTAGTCCCTATCATGCTAGCAACCGCAGAAATCCTGGTTCCGATTCCCTCAATGCAAATTGGAACTGAGTTCTGATTTGCTTTATGTGGTTCTGATTCTATTTTTTTGTCTGACATATCAATTAGTTACTTATTTGTTTGCGCATATATTCTAGCCATTGGAATCGGAACATAGAATATGTGCTTGTTTGAATAGAATATTTGCGCTATGTTTATAACCATCATGAAGATTGACAACACTACAAAGCGAATCCTCAGAGACCCGAAAAAGCGCCGGGACTGGATCATTTACCAAGTACGCCTACAGGACCAGTCACTGGCACAAGTGGCCAGAGACGCAGGGGTATCGAGGCAGTGTCTGTATCAGGTCTTTAATCGGCAGTACCCGCGAATGGAAAAAGTGCTAGCCGACACCCTTAGCCTTGAGCCAAAAGTCTTGTGGCCAGAGCGATATACCTCTGAAGGCCTACCCATTCGCGGTACCGGTTTAAGAAACACCCGTTTTTATTGCCAAGGTAATAAGGATACACGCGCCTCGGATGATAGCAACGTCAAAAATGCAGAGGCTTCTTGACATGGCAAAAATCAAGGATTCTTTGACTTTAGATATGTTTGAAGTCCCGCAACCAGCCGACGACATCCCCGGCAGCATGGACTATAGCCAAACGGTATCCGGTCTTGTCAGTAGAATGCTTAAAGACGCTGATGGCGACCGTTTTGATGTTGCCGCTCGTATGAGTCGTCTGGCAGACAAAGAAGTCACCAAGCACATGCTGGATGCTTACGCCTCTGAATCTCGCGACAACCACAATATGCCCTTCTATTTAGTGCCCGTGCTTGAGTCAGCATGTAGCAGCTATGAACTGACCAGCTGGCTGGCCGACGTGCGCGGTGGTCGCCTGCTGGTGGGCCGCGATGTGTTGCATGCACAACTGGGGAAAATGGAGCGCATGAAGGAGTCGGTGGCGCGCCAAATCCGCGACCTCAAGAAACACATGGGGGAAATGGAGTGAACGGCGAATGTTATTACGCTGCCTCCACCCTGGCGGGCCTTTGCGGAATGCCGGGAACTGACAGAGGGATTAGTAAAATGGCGGAGCGCGGCGAGTTGGATCGCCGTAAAAAATTAAAAGGCAAAGGGTGGGAATATGCGTTTTCCAGCCTGCCGACAGAAACCCAGGTTGAGCTGCTTCAGCGCGAAACACCAGCCCAAACTATTCAGCACGAGCGTCACGACAAGGACTGGCTGAAATCTTTCATCTATGACCCCGATCACCTCTGGTCACACTTTGATAAAAAACCGCAAAAGCAAAAAGACCGCGCGAATGACCGTTTAAAGGCCATTCTCTCGGCGCTGGCTCTTATCGACAACGGCACACCAAAAACGCAGGCATGGTCTGCTGTTGCTGCCGCAAACGGCCTTAATAAATCCACGCTTTACGGTTGGTACAACGGCCGCAACGGCACCCCCGGTGTTAAGGAATATGCTCGGGCTGACTGGTTGGCGGCTCTGGTACCCGGCTTTACCGGACGCACCGTCACCGCTGAGTTCAGCAATGAGGCATGGGAGTTTTTCAGAGCTGACTACCTGCGGTTAGAACAACCCGGAGCTGCTGCCTGCTATCAGCGCCTGATGCGGGTAGCCAAAAAACACGGCTGGCAAATACCGAGTTTGCGCACCATCGAGCGACGCATTGCCAGAGAGATACCACGCACCATGCTGGTGTTGCTGCGACAGGGTGAATCCGCGTTAGTGCAGATGTACCCAGCACAGCAGCGTAGCGTGCGCGACATCCATGCCTTGCAATGGATCAACGGCGATGGCTATCAGCACAACGTATTTGTGCGGTGGCCCGATGGCACCATCGCCCGCCCAAAAACATGGTTTTGGCAGGATATACACAGCCGCAAATACCTGAGTTATCGCACGGACCAAACCGAAAACACCGATATGTTGCGACTGAGCTTCGGCGACCTTGTCGAACAATTCGGCATCCCAGAACACGCCACTATTGATAACACGCGCGCCGCTGCCAACAAATGGATGACCGGCGGCGTACCCAATCGCTATCGCTTCAAAGTTAAGGCCGATGACCCGCTGGGCATTATGCCCATGCTCGGCGTGCAAGTGCATTGGACATCGGTGATCGCAGGCAAAGGCCATGGTCAGGCAAAACCCATTGAGCGTTCCTTCGGTGTTGGTGGTATGGGTGAGTATGTCGATAAGCACCCGGCATTTGCTGGCGCGTTTACCGGCAACAATCCAATGGCCAAGCCTGCCAACTATGGCAAAACCGCCGTACCGCTCGCAACGTTTATGCAAGTGCTTGCAGATGAGGTCGCCGCCTGGAATGCTCGTGATGGACGACGTACAGAACTGTGCGAAGGTGAACACAGTTTTGATCACGTCTTCGCGCAGAGTTATGAGCGCGCCACCATCCGCAAGGCCACTGCAGAACAGCGCCGCCTCTGGTTGATGGCCGCTGAAGCCATTAAGGTTGCCGCCGATGGCAGCATCACACTCGATGCAGGCAAGGCCCATGGTATGGGTAAAAACCGCTATCACGCCGATGCACTGTACGAATTCACAGGCAAAAAAATCGTTGTACGGTTCGATCCTCAACAACTGCACGATACCGTCCACACCTACACATTAGATGGCCGCTACATCACCGAAGCAGCATGCATTGTTGCCACTGGTTTTGGCGACACAGAAGCCGCCCGCGAACACAACCGCGCCCGCCGAGGAATGGTGAAAGCGAGCAAGATCGCCGCTAGGGAAGAGCAGAAAATGGATGCCATCGAAGTTGCCGGTATGCTGCCAGAAACGTTAGCGGCAGACATTCCCGACGCCAAAACGGTAAGAATGTTTAAGCCCGCCAAGCATCAATCATTACCGCCACAACAACGCAAGCTCACACCATCTGAAGAAGCCCTGCGCACCGAGATTGCCGCCGAACTATCGACACAGGCAGCAACACCGGTTGTGCAGGCAATGAGTGATTTTGAATCTCCCAAAGACCGCTATGCCCGCTGGGTACGCATCGAGCAACAAATCGCCAATGGCGAAGCCGTCAGCGAAGCGCTGCAGGCACAGCTGGGGCGCTATCAGACTGGGCGTGAATACACGGAAATGAGGGAGTTTTTTGAAGAATTTGGCCTCTCGATTGGAGAGGCCTAATTCAAGTTTGAAACGCACCGCTGCTACAACAGCGGAACAACTACAACTGGAGGGACAAGAATGACTGAAGACAGTCACACCGTCAATACCATCGCCCCCATCACCAATGTCGCCCTGTGCGCATCGGTGTTGGGCCATGCGGTCAACCGACCGCCACACTTACCCGGCATCGTCGCTTTTTACGGGCCCAGCGGGCTGGGTAAATCATCCAGCGTGGCTTTTGCGGCCAACAAGTTCAACGCCTACCACGTAGAGTGCAAATCTAACTGGACGCAGAAAGCCTTGCTGTCCAACGTACTAAAAGAAATGGGTATCAAGCCTGCCAAAACCAATCCTGAAATGACCGATCAGGTTTCTGAACAACTGGCCCGCTCACAACGGCCATTGATCATTGATGAGTTTGATCATGTCGTAAAAAAGAAAATTGTCGAGCTGGTTCGTGACATCTATGAAGGTTCTCACACCGCCATTCTTATCATTGGTGAAGAGCAGCTCGAAGATAATTTGACTCACTATGAGCGTTTCCACAACCGTGTGCTGAAATGGGTAGGCGCACAACCGGCCAGTATAGAAGATGCCCATCTGCTGAAGGCTCTTTACTGCGACAAGGTTGATGTAGGTGATGACATCGTTAGCGCCATCATGAAAGCCAATCGCGGCTGTACCCGCCGCATTTGTATCAACCTTTATAACGTACAAGAGTTTGCCATCGAGCAAGGTCTTGATCGCATCTCGATGACCGAATGGGGCAATCGTGCCTTTTATACCGGTAAAACTGAAAAGCGGAGACTCTAATGGCTGCAACCAAAACTAAACGCAAACCTGCAGATAGCCAACTGCGTCACGGACACCTGACTCATCGTGACGCCATCTGGTCGGCAATACGCAAATTACAAGAATTCGGTATTTCTGACATTGAAAATTTAACGCGCGTCAATCACGGCACAATTGAAACCTACCTACTCGGCCTCACTCGTGCTGACTACCTAGAGCGCACTGCTCATCAAACTCGCGCACAGGGTGATGGTAAATTCCAGCGAAGTCGCTGGCGTCTCATCAATGATGTTGGCGTAGACGCCCCTCGCGTTACTCGCCACGGCAAGCGGGTCACTCAGGGACAGGCTCGCGAAAACATGTGGCGCACCATGCGGATCATTGGTGAGTTCAACGCACGTGAACTGGCCATACAGTCATCCACCGAAGACGTGACAGTTAAAGCATCGGATGCCAAAGATTACGTCCGGCATTTACACCTAGCGGGTTATCTTAAATTGACCGCTGAATCCAAGCCGGGAAACAAACCAGGTACTGGCACCTTGGCACGGTATCGATTTATAGCAGCCTGCTACACCGGCCCACGGCCACCCATGGTGCAATCCGTAAAACAGGTCTTTGATCCCAACCTGGGCAAAGTTATGTGGCCAACAAATGGTGGCACAGGCGGTAACAAATGAGTGCGCTGAGTAAATCGCAAACCGCCTGGGGGGATGCATTGCCTGAATGGGTATCGGTCATGGCCGATGCATGTGATCAATCGTCACAGGCACAATTCGCCAAACAAATCGGCTATTCACCCGCCGTGGTTAATACCGTACTGGCTGCGAAATACAACGGTGATTTAGGTGCCGTTCAACAGGCGGTTGAAGGTGCGTTAATGCACGGCACCGTGCAATGCCCTGTGTACGGTGATCTGGAAGGCCACCGCTGTCTCGAATACCAGCGGCGTACATTTGCCGCCACCAACCCTATCCGCGTCAGGCTGTTTCGTGCCTGTCGCCAGTGCCCCAACAATCGCACCGGGAGAAACACATGAGACCGTCTATCGAACACCCCGCCGCCAGCATCGGCCTTCAAAACAAACATGCATTGGACACGCTGGGTGTTGCGTACAGCTGCGCACTGCGTCTGGCTGAAAACGGGTACACAGTAATCAGGATATTGATCGAAAACCACAAACCCCTAATCTGGATACAGCCCTGTAACCATTGCAGCCAATTGGGTGGCCATGAATACAAATGGAACCGCCGTGAGTGCATCCTGCAGGCCGATGTGGATGGCTGTCGGGTGCACTGGAAAGTGATGCGTTAATCAATTAATGGAAGGAGAAGAATCATGTGGGACAAAGTGGATTTATTGGTATTCGTATGCGGTTTTTTTGCCGGTGGTTTTTTGGGTATGGTTTTGATGGGTGCGCTGACGATGGCCAAAGATGATGATGATGAAAAAATTAACCGCATCAATAACCGATAGATTATTAACCGGAGAGATATCAATGAACACAACAGAACAGATTCCTGATGGCTACATGCTTAACGCGCAGGGCCATCTTGTGCCCATCGACACAATCAAAAAAATTGATATGGAACGCGACAAGCTGGTTAAGCAAATTGTCGGTAATGCAAAAGCACAGCAAGCCCAGCTCGCAGCATTTAAATCAGCAGCGATGGGCAGTGTAGAAACATTTATTCAACGATCCGTTGAACAGTATGGTGTTGAACTCGGCGGAGCAAAGGGCAACGTCAGTCTGGTTAGTTATGACGGCAAATATAAAGTCCAACTCGCTGTTAGTGACCGCCTGACGTTTAGCGAGCAAATACAGGCCGCAAAAGTACTCATTGACGAATGCCTGCATGAGTGGACAAAAAACAGCCGTAGCGAAATAAAGGCGCTGATTGAAAATGCCTTCCAAACGGACAAAGAAGGGAAAATCAATATCGGGCGAATCTTTGGCTTGATGAAGCTGAACATTAATGAGCCGAAGTGGAAGACAGCGATGGATGCTATTCGTGATTCGATACAGGTCGAGGGCACCACATCATACCTGCGCATTTATGAGCGACAAGGCCAAACAAATAAATACGAACAAGTCACTCTCGATATTGCCGGTCTTTAATAGAAATTCTGAGCGATCCAGCCCCCTCTCATCTGAATCGCTCAGTGCGCGACACCTGCGAAGCCCGCACAGCCAGTGGTGTGACAGCTCGGAGAGACGAGCACTAATTTAACAAGGTGGAATAACCATGAATAAAGTTTTGATAATTTTTCTGTTCAGTTTATTGATCATCGCGCCAGCCAATGCCAGCGGTGAATGCAACAGCTTTGCACTACAAATCAACGGCGCATCCAAACACCTCGCAGATGGCAAACAGGCGAAGAAAGAAGACTTCCAGAGCAACAACCCAGGGCTAGGCTTGGTATGTCAAAGCAATAGCTCGGATTGGGTGGTGGGCGCCTATAAAAACAGCGTCTTCCGCAATAGTGTGTATGTTGCTAACAACCGCTATCTGCGGTTTGGCGGCTCATTAAAAAACGCTTGGCATTTTGACCTTGGTATTGCTTATGGCCTAGCCACAGGTTATACCGAACAAAAACGCATCCCCGGTCCCGTCGGTGGCGTCAGCTTGCTTAGCTTCATTACCGCATCTATAGGCCAAGCCCACATTGGCAAAATCAATATCGCTTGGCTACCAACAATAATGGTTGCCGTGAATCTCGACATCAGGATTAACTGATTATGAGCACACTCACCAAGCAACAATGGGATCAGGTAAAAACAACGCTCATGCATGTGGGCAATACCGTGACTCTTGACTGCGACGGCTACACGGTCGCCCTAAGACTGGCGCAGAGTAGTCATTTTAAAAATGCAATTCGCGTCTACGTAGACGGGTACATAAAAGGGATCTGGGTATTGATAGAAAAAAACACCGAGGAAGGTCGGCGTTTTTTTCCAACAATCAGAAAGCCACTACATTCTCAGAAACAAAAAAAAGAGCTGATAGCCTGCCTTGGAAAGCGTGAGGCTAAAAAATTTCCCGGCTTTAATGAAGTGATGGAATTTAGAAAGCTTGAGTGGTCATCATTTAGCGCACTAAAAAAACACTTCATCGCCAATAATGAAAGCATTAAATTGGTAAAAAATAATGAGTAAGCCGCCGCGCAATATTGAACTGGGGAAAATCCACATGGCAGCCAAACAACTGGGTTTGAAAGATGACGTTTACCGGGACATGTTATGGAATGTCGCTGACGTGCGATCATCCAAAGACCTCGACGAACAGGGCCGGAAGAAAGTGCTTGATCACCTCAAAAAATGCGGCGCTGTTTTTAAATCAAACAAGCGCATAAAGCCTACGACCAGCAAGAAAGCATTGGTCGGCAAGGTACGCGCATTTATGGCTGAAGCAAAACGGCCTGACAGCTACGCAGACGGTATGGCAAAGCGCATGTTCAGCGTTGATTGCTACGAATGGCTGGACGCAGGCCAGCTACATAAACTGGTTGCTGCATTAACTTACGATGCCAAACGACACAACAGGAGAACATAATGAATACCGAATGGATTAGCAAATTTACCGGTCCCCGCGAAGCTCGGGCGATTTGCCATCAATGCTATCGTATTAATGTAGACACCACCTCGTGGGTATTTGCCACCAATGGTCACGTAATGCTCGCTATGGAAGCGGCTCTCGGCGACTTTTCTTTTGCTCCTTGCTGTCAATCGGTCATTACCAGCTGGTTAAAGAAAGAGTTGGGCGACCGCATTACTACGGTAGCCAATCTGCGTGCCTGGGCGGGCCCGGACACCTTTGAATATTGTACCCATTGCGATGAGAATGAATTGGATGTGAATGGTGAGTGCCTCCATTGTGAAGGGTATGGATACATCGACTTTGAATACCGCAATGGCCGTATTAACGATGTGCTGATCAATCGATATTTGATTGCCAAGGCGTTCTGGCACCTACCAGACGGCCCTGTGCATGTGGTGACTGACGGGCCGGAAAGCGCTGTATTTTTTATAGGTAGTGGCTGGCGCGTGGTGGTAATGCCTATGCGTTATGCATCCGGCCCTATTGAAGTCGTGGAGTTTTCTGCCTGGGATAACGTCGCCTGATGCAACTTGGTCGCTGCCCCATTTGCCATTCGCGAATCGATCTCACCGCACTGTGCCAGGATGAATCAGGGCGCGAACTGTTGGGATTGCTATCTCAACTCGACACCTTGGCAGGCACGGCGCTGGTTTGTTATCTCGGCCTGTTCCGACCCGCCACCCGTGATCTGGCCAACGACCGAGCATTACGGCTGGCTCGTGAAGCGCTGGCCTTGCACAGCAAGCCAGCAACCCTGGCGGCAGCCATGCATGAATGCGTACAGTCCATGCGTGCAAAGCAGGATCAAGGCGCCTTTAAACCCCTCGTTAATCACAATTATTTAAAGCGCATCCTGGAGACCATTGCCGTGAATGCATTACCCGCAGCATTGATGTCTGCGAGTAATGTTATCCACGCACCCGTCAGGCAATCAAAAACGGCGCAGGTTATCGGCATGCTCAAAGATTATCCCGCGCCGGAGGGTATCCCCGAATGGTTTACTCGTACTGTGTGTGGCTCGCTGGCTGAACTGGTAATGATGTCGTTGGATGGAATGCCAGCATACGACACGCTGTCGTTGCAGGCAGAACGATGGCTAAAAGAGCTGTGGCCAAAACGCAACTGGCGACAGCAGTGTCGATTCCGTGGTGCAAAACGACTGCGACACTCATTCGTCAGTGCCACTGAAACAAAAGAGCGCTGGCCCTCTGTGCGTGATGTGCTAAGCCAAATACCACGCGAATGAGCATGAGTTTGCATAACATCGATATCGCTCATTTGCCTCCATCCATCCAAGATATGGTAGCCGTGACTGGCTTGGCCGCCGCTCTGGTCATCGTCGAAGAGCGCGGCGGAATACGTCTATGTGTACCTGCACAAGTGCGGACGGATCACTGGCTCATGCAAAAGATCGGCGCTGAGGCTTTTGTCCGGTTGGTGCAAGTCTATGCCGGAGAAGAAATCGAAATACCCAAATGCGATGCCGCTTTGCGCGCATTGAGAGAACATGAAATTGTCAGCTCTGATGAATCCAATGCAAAACTGGCGCGACGTTATGGTTATACCGAAAGAGGTATTCGTAAGCTAAAGCGACGCGTGCGAAATAATACTGCGCTGGATGACCAACAAAGCTTGTTTTAGCATCTGGGCATTGCCGACCACTATTCCATGCTGTAGTGTAAAAAGCACCTCTTAAGACGCTCCCCGGAACCTGTTCCCCCGTTACCTCTCTGGCTCATCCCGCTAATTTGTGGGCATGAACCGAATAAAATTATCTAATAACTTTTACCTCGACGAATTCACTCGTTCGGAAACTGCTGCGCGCAACGGCATCACTATTAATGTGACTGAAGGCAGCGAGGTATATATAAACCTCAAGCGCCTATGCACATATATATTGCAACCATTGCGCAACAATCTCGGCCCTGTACATGTGCTGTCGGGCTATCGCCCTGCATCAATCAATAAATTAATTGGTGGCGCTAAAATATCACAGCACATCACAGGCCAAGCAGCAGATATTGTTGTAAGCAATCGCACGCCTCTGGAAGTCGCCAAATGGATTTATGCTAATTGCGAGGATTACGACCAGCTCATCAATGAGTTTGGTCAGTGGGTCCATGTATCTGTTTCCACGCCAGACCAATCGCCACGCAATCAAATCATTACCGCCTTCAAGAAACCCCGCCTATTGCAAAAGCCAAAAACAATATACGTGGCGGGACTGTCCAGCATAGAAGATGCAATGAGGTTATCCGCATGATACCAGCATTGATGGGTTTGGCGCAGTTTGTTCCGGGGTTGGCGCGCATTTTTGGCGGAGATAAGGCTGGTGATGTAGCCGACACAGTATTAAATGTCGCTCAGGATATTACCGGTACAGGCAATGCTAATGATGCCGTTGCGAAAATAAATAATGATCCTGAATTGCAAATCAAACTGCAACAAGCAATGACACCAATCGTGGTGGCTGAGCTGGAAGCTGAAACCAAACAGTTGGAATCAGTCAACGCAACCATGCGTGCTGAGAGCCAAAGCCAGGATAAGTTTGTTCGCCGTTGGCGACCCTTTTTTGGTTATATCGTTGGCATCGCCTGGGGTTTGCAAATGATGGCAATCAGCATAGTGATTGTTATCAAGCCAACTGATGCAGCAACACTGATTACCGCAATGAGCGGACTATCTGTTATCTGGGGTGTTGCACTTTCTGTGTTAGGCATTTCCGTTCACAAGCGCAGCCAGGACAAATCTGTTGCTGCAGGAAACCGTTTACCGTCCGGAATTGGCGCTGCATTAGCCCAACGTCTGGCAGGAAATAAATAACATGGATGACGTAGACCGCGCCAAGCAATATGAAATGCAGCATCGCAAGCGATCACTAAATGCCGCGTTATCGGTACCAGAAAAAAGCGCTGATGAAAAACAAGCAGCTGATGGTCAGAGTCGCATCATTTGTATCGATTGCCAGTCTGTAATCCCGTTAGAGCGATTGAACATGAGACCTGACATTGTGCGCTGTGTTGACTGCAAAGCGGCATGGGAGAAGAAACAAAAATGATCGAATGGAATACGGTTGCCGTTATCGTCGCTATTGCAGTTTCTGCGGCAGGGTTGTTGAAGTATGTGTTTTATTTGTTGGATAAACACAAAGAGCATGTTGCTGAGCGCTTCACAGACCATCATGAAAAAATACAAAAAAACACCGAGGCGATTAAAGGCACTGAGGAAAGCATTCAAAACACTCGTGATGAAATGCATAGAGACTATGTGCATTACGACGTTTATAAAGACGACAAAAAAAACATGCACGATTTGTTTGGGGACAACTTTAAAGCGCTGTTCAAAAAAATGGATGCAGTAGCCAGAGACCTGAATCAACTCATCGGCTCACACAACGGGAAAGTCAAAAGCAATATCGACGACGATGTCAAAGATAACGACAAATAACAATCAAGATCGTCTGCGTCGCCTGCGTGTATTGCAGGCATTGCATCGCGCATACCCTGATCCAATGGGTGAAATTGCAATACTGAATATTGTTCAGGCAGACCCGGAGCTGTCACCCACTATTGAGCGGATACGGCACTCGTTGTCATACCTGGGAGAAAATGGTCTTGTTAAGGTTATACGGGTTGATAATAGTGACTGGATGGCTGGCTGTGTCACCAGCTGTGGTATGTCCTTCCTCGCTGCCGATGCTAAAGACGCAACCGGTGTGGAGGGTGTTTACCATCCCTCCGAAAAGCCCGCACCCGCTACCAACAAACAGCATGGCCGCAACTCTAGCGTCACGACTCTACCGGCAGAAGTTAAAGCCTGGCTGGACCAGGAGTTGGTCCGGCGACAGTTTACAGGATACATCGATCTGGCCGCACTACTCGAAGGCCAGGGCTATGAGATCAGCAAGTCGGCTATTGGCCGATACGGCAAAAAATTTAAGGAAGAGCAAAAAGAGCTAAGGCAGTCCATTGAAATGGCCAAGGCGTTTGCAGAAGTCGTGGGTGACGACGGTGCCGCTATGAATCAAACGCTCACCGCCCTGGCACAACAGGAGCTGATGTCAGTCATTCGCAATGGCGAATATGATGAAGAGATTAAGCTGCCTGCATTAATTCGCAGCATCGCCAGCCTTAACCGCTCTGACGTTAACACCCGAAAATTCCAAATCGAACAAGCTGCTCGACACAAGGCGCTGGACGACGCTGCCAATGCCGTGGAAAAAGCCGCGCAGCAACAAGGACTCACCCGCGACCAGGCGCAGTTCTGGCGTGAACAAGTGTTGGGGGTTAAGTAATGATGAATGATTTTACACGGTTGAATATTTGCGGAGCCAGCGGCTTTGTCGTAATTGCTAGCAATGCTGGCATGTTGGCCTGGTGTGCTTGCGTGGCGGGTGCCGTTTTTTTTTATTCCTGCATCAAAAAGGGCTGGTGATATGCTTGCGCCATCCGATGTCATTCGCACCGTCAGCTGGGAAGAGCTGCCAGCCTCAGTGCGCGAGATCCCTGCTGACCATAATCCATTAGCTGATGGCCTGTTAATGAAGCATCAACAGCAATGGCTAGCATTATGCAATGAGCATGATCTGACCATTTCCGAGAAAGGTCGGCGCACGGGTATTACCTACGGCACCGCATTGGACTCATCCATTACCTCTGCCAGTCGAAAAGATGCAGGCGGAGACAACACCTACTACGTGGGTGACACCAAAGAGAAAGGGCTCGAGTTCATCGGCTACTGCGCCCACATGGCGAAGGTAATGGCCATGGCAATGGCCGAAGGCTGGCATGGCATTGAAGTTTTTTTATTCGAGGACCAGCAACCCGATGGCACCAGCAAAAACATCACCGCTTATAGAATTCGGTTTGCATCCGGTTTTCAAATTGTCGCGCTGTCATCCAACCCCGCAAACATCCGTGGTCTACAAGGCATCGTGGTTATCGATGAGGCGGCATTCCACGCCAATGTGCAAGCGGTTATTGATGCTGCTACTGCATTGATTATCTGGGGTGGCAAGATCCGCATCATCTCCACCCACAACGGCAGCAGTAACCCGTTTAATCAATTGATCAAAGATGCACGCTCAAAGCTCAATGCGTTTAAAGTTTTTTATGTATCGTTTGATGATGCCGTGGCCAACGGTCTCTACGAGCGCGTGTGTTTTGTTAAAGGATGGCAGCCAACTGAGGAAGGCAAAAAGACCTGGTACCAGAAAGTGCGTAAAGGATATGGCGCCAACAAAGCCGCGATGCGCGAAGAACTGGACGTAATACCTAAAGACGGCTCAGGCGTTGCAATACCCGGCATATTGGTCGAAAACTGCATGCACGAAAAGCGGCCTATCCTCCGCTTGGCATTGCAAAATGATTTTGCGCTGAAGTCAGAAGGGTGGCGAAAGTCGTGGTGTGAAGAGTGGATTAAGATCAATTTAAAGCCTCTTTTAGACGCCCTTAATCCCGAACTTGAACATGTCTACGGATCAGACTATGCACGTCATGGTGATTTCTCCGTAATTGCACCAATGGAGATTGGTCAAAGCCTCGTGCGCCGTGTTCCGTTTCTCGTGGAAATGCACAACGTGCCAACGCGGCAACAAGAGCAAATCCTGCACGCCATTATCAAGGCGCTACCGAAATTCAGAAAGGCCGCAATGGATGCCACCGGCAATGGCGCCACCATCGCTGAGTATGCCGCAGGTGAATTCGGCCATACCCGCATTGACCAGGTGATGCTTAACAACGCCTGGTATCGCGAAAATATGGTGTCATTTCAAACGGCATTCCAAGATCAGATGTTGGACTTGCCGCAAGATGCGGATATCAAGAATGACATCCGTGCGCTGCAATTGATTGACGGCATCATCAAATTACCCAGTCTGCGTCAAGCTGACACCAAGAATGCAGAATTTAAACGCCACGGAGATTCGGCGATCGCCATAGCGTTGGCATTTTACGCCAGCAACCAGGATGCCGCACCCATCGAATTTACTGCCGCACCCAGCAAGGGGAGTCGGTGGGATCAATGTAGTGATAATGACAGTGATATATCTGTAGTTAGCAACGGTGCTTGGTAGGCAATGTCACCCAGCCACTGGATGATAGTCGCTGAGCCTGACACAACATAAAAAAGGAAAAATCATGACAGCGTCATTAAGTAAATTAAAGACTGAACTTGCCAAACCTGATTATACGCTGATGGCCGACCCTGACGTGGCTGCCGCATTTCGCGTGCCCGGTTCCGGCGGGAATATATTGCACGACATCAGCGTCGGTGAACTGGAGCGTTATCTGGCATCCGAAGAGGGAGATATCTTGCTGGCTCTACGTGATGAGGCATTGACTGGCGGATCGAATAACCCAGTTGCTACTGCCACAGCGCGGAAATTGGTAGCACTGATAGATAGTCCAAACGTTGATGCATTTGATATTCATCATACTAGCGCCGCGATGGGTTTATCTGCATTGGAGTCCGTCAACATCATCAGCGATGTACAACATGCCGCTATCACCAAGCTGGGTACCACTCAGCAAACTATCTGGCAGGAAATCGGCATACCCAACGGCACGGCTGACGATGTCATGCGCGCAAGGACACTGTAATGGCAAAAGCAAACCAAATTGTAACGTGGCCGATTAATGCCAATGTCGCGCCCGCTTCAGTGCGAAAAGAATCAGAAGTCATGCCGCAGGTCGCCACTGCCTACGAGGCTAATTGTGATCTGGCGGTGATTGGCAACGGTGGTGGTATTGAGACAGGCTATCAGGTGGATTTTTACGCGCAATACACAAACGCACCTGGTGTGTATGAAGCATCACCACTAATCGGTCGCATGGAACTGCTGGGCAGCATTGTTGTGGATGTAACAACGTTTCCATTGCGGCTACCCGCTCGTTTGTTTGAGCACATTCCCGCAGAATATAAAATCATTGCGCTATCCAGCGCGGTAACGGACACAGTCACTGTTGACGTCATTGTGCGGACTGACTCGCCATAATGTCCCGCAGACCGAACAAACGTCTGTGGGCACAAAAGCCCGACAAGCCAGCGCCGCTGAATACCCGGCACTGGCTTTATCCGTATCTCAAAATAGTCACATTTCCAGGCATTGGCCAATATGGAAACCTGATTAACGATGGGTTTGTTTTTGATACATCAATAGGGTCAGTCGGCGGTATTAATGGCAACAGAATTCGACGGTTTGACGGAACAACCAACGCAGTTGATCGCGGTACATTTAATCAATCTGTTATTAACGGCGCAGGATTTATTGCCCGCATTGCTCCCAACGCACCAATAAACGGGTCAGCAACCAAGGTTGGTTTGACATTTAATTCGCTAACCTGTGGTGTCGATCACACCGTTGCTAACCCGTGGCAATGGTCGACTCATGTTAAAGCTGGTGGGTCATGGAATGCAGTTAAATATGGGACGCCACCAGGCGTTGGGGAGATGGCTACAGTTGCAGGTGTTTGGGATGATATCAACCAACAAATATCATCGTATCAGGGTGGCCAGTTAACGGGAGCATCATCCGGCCTGGGAAATTACGATTTTGCATCGCGCAGTGCAGTTACTATTGGCAGTGGCGTGGATAATAGCAACAACAATTATTATTGGACGCAGATGGACGTTGACTTTGTGTTGTATTTCGAAGGCATTGTCCCAACTGACGCACAGATTGAATCGCTCAGCAACAGCCCCCTGCAATTGTTACAGCCTCGAACTATCTGGGTGCCCGTTGGGGTGGCAGGCGGTCAACAAACCATTACCCCATCCGCTATTACCAGTACTGAAGTTTTTGGCGCACAAAATGTTATGCCTGGCGCAATAACATTGCAGCCTAATAACATTGCCAGCACAGAAGCCATTGGATCGCCTGATCTGTTTAACGCAGCCGTTATCATCACACAAACCATTGCGTCATTGGAGTCTGTGCCGACTCCCGCATTATTTTCGGGCGCCGCAACTGTTCAGCCTAATGCAATCAATAGTGATGAGGTAATTGGCAGCTGTATATTTTCAACAGGCTCGGTATCGATCACGCCAAACCCAATCATCAGTAACGAGAGCTTCGGTTCAGCAACTATTACTATTGGTGCAATTTCCTTATTACCGTCCAGCATTATTTCTGCCGAGAGCGTTGGCAGTCCACAAATCATTACTGATAGCTTGTTGCTTCCCTATGGTATTGCCAGTGCCGAGGCAGCGGGTGTGCTTAATGTGCAACCTGGTGCAGTGAATATTGATGTCGCTGGCATCGATAGCGGTGAAGCCTTCGGCACACAAATAGTACATCCGGGCTCTGTAATTATAGTGCCTGACAGTGTAGTAAGCGCTGAACTGTTTGGCGGCGCGTTAGTAATTCCTGACGCCACAGTTATCACCCCATCCAGCATAACGAGTAACGAACAGTTCGGCACTATTGTGATTCTGGGTGGTGTCGAGTTTATTGGCTGGCTATTGGGTGAAATCACTGCATATCCAGCATTGACTGGGAAAATAATTACCTCGCCAGCAACTGATCATTAGAGCGTCATGTGACCTCTCAGGAGAGAAATAGTGAGTGGCAATATTTTAGTTTTAAACAGTGACAATATTATTGAAATACCTGCGCTCACTAATGGACAAACGGGTGAAGCAGTAAACAATGCCACTGTACAACTCACACTACAGGACAAAAGCGGTGACAACATAGCTGGGCAAACATGGCCATTGGCAATGAATTATGTTGCAGACAGCAATGGAACTTATCGCGCTATAGCAACTTACACATTAACGCTCACGCATAGGCAGAAAGTGAAAGCGAAAGTAATTGCTGATGCTGGCGTGGGAGCGCATCGTGAATGGGAAAAATATTTCACTGTATTAATTGGATCAAAATAAGGAGAAAAAACAATGGCAAATGCATTGTATGACAAAGGTCGTGAAGGGTTTCTCGACGGTACCATTGATTGGGATACCGATAATATAAAAGTAGTTTTGGTTGACGCGGCTGATTACGCCGTTGATCTGGCTAATCATAATGATCTGGACGACATCCCTGTTATCTCTCGCGTTGCAACGTCAGCAAATCTGGGTACTAAAACGGTAGCGGCCGGGGTAGCTGATGCAGCTGATATTACCTTCAGCGCTGTTGCTGGCGACCCATCTGAAGCCCTGATTATCTATCAGGATACCGGTGTGTCCGCAACCTCCCGGCTGATTGCGTATATCGATACGGCGACGGGTTTACCAGTAACGCCCAATGGTGGTGACATTCAGGTGCAATGGGATGCCGGTGCTAACAAAATTTTCAAGCTGTAAAAAGACGGAGAAAATTATGAAAACGAACTATGGCGATATGACTATCGAACAGCTTGAAATTGAGAACCAGAGTCTCATGCAAAAAAAGACGGCGCTTCGTGAGCAACAAAAAAAACTGGCAAAGGTGCTTGATGCTAAGCGGCTGAATGCAAGCTTGGCAAAAGACGTGAAAAAACTGGAGGAAAAACACAGCGCAAAACTGCAAGTGGTTAATCCTGGCGGAATCGATACTGCTGAAGGTGTCAACGGAGAGTAACAGTGGCCACACACACATCCCGCATCCTCGACCAATCCGGCCAGCCGTTTAAGCTCAGAGAAATCGAGGAGCCACAAACAGCCCGGCTTGGCCACCTGCATCAAGAATTTGCCTCTCACCCGGTGCGCGGACTTACGCCGGGTAGACTCGCTCGCATACTGGAAGAAGCTGAGCAAGGCGACCTGCGTGCGCAGTGTGACTTGTTCGAAGACATGGAAGAAAAAGACGGACACATTTTTGCCGAGTTGGGCAAGCGCAAGCGCGCCCTGCTGGGGTTGGATTGGGACATCGTGCCGCCACGCAATGCCAGCAAACAGGAAGAAAAAGACGCCGCCTGGGCCAGAGAGCTGATACAGGATCTGCCCAACTTTGAAGACATCCTGCTGGACATGGGTGACGCTATTGGGAAGGGATTCGCCAATCTGGAAATAGAATGGCAACGGACAGGTAGCGAATGGCTGCCCGATATCCAATACCGGCCACCCAGCTGGTTCAAGGTTCAGCCAAACAACCGTAACGAACTGCGCCTGCGCGACAACACCATGGCAGGCGCAGCCCTGCGACCGTTTAACTGGATCAGCCACATCCACAAAGCCAAAAGTGGCTACATTACCCGCGCGGGCTTGAGTCGCGTGCTCGCCTGGCCCTTTCTTTTCAAGAATTACAGCGTGCGAGATTTGGCCGAATTCCTGGAAATCTACGGCCTGCCCCTGCGCTTGGGCACCTATCCGTCCGGTGCATCAGACGATGAAAAAGCGACTCTACTCAGCGCTGTGGTTAACATCGGTCATGCTGCTGCGGGTATTATTCCCGAAGGGATGATGATCGACTTTAAAGAGTCTGCAAAGGGTAATAAAGACCCCTATGAAGCGATGATGGGCTGGTGCGAACGCACCCAGTCCAAGGCCATCCTGGGCGGCACACTCACCAGCCAGGCGGACGGCGCTTCTTCCACCAATGCTTTGGGCAACGTTCACAATGAAGTGCGCCACGACCTGATGGCCGCCGATGCCCGACAGTTTGGCTCCACGCTCACGCGAGACCTGGTGTACCCCGTGCTGGCCCTCAACCGCACCGGCATTACCAGCCTGCGCCGCTGCCCGCGCTTTGTGTTTGACACACAAGAGCCAGAAGACATGGCATTGATCGCGGATGCCGTGCCCAAGCTGGTGGATGTGGGCATGCGCATTCCTGTCGAGTGGGTACACGAAAAACTGCGCATTCCCGAAGCCGAGGACGACGACGAAGTGCTGAGCCGTGCCGCACCAATTCCCGCAGTCTTGAAATCCGGCCTGGCTGCATTGAAGGCGCATACTGATAAAGGCGACGTGGCTGATGCTTACACTGCCCAGCTGGATGCCTCCACCCAGGCGGCCCTGGCTGGGTTGATCGACCCGGTGGCCGAGCTGGTGATGGAGGCCAACAGCCTGGAAGACATCCGCGATGGCATCGTCGCGCTCAGCGCCCAGCTGGACGAATCCACCCTGGCCACGCAAATGCAGTTAGCGTTTGCCGCTGTCGATTTGGCTGGCCGTTTTGAGGTACAAAATGGCCAGTAAGCAAAAGCCGCCTGAGAAACGCTGTAAGCCGCGCAGCGGGAAAATGGCTACGCTGACACGAACCAAAATCATTTAAACGTTTACGCAGAGATTTAAATGGGGTTTGTGCCGATTCGGCATGGGGTGGGACAGGCAATTCAAACAAAAAAGGAAAAATCGATGAAATGGATGGTAATGACTATTTTCGCGTTGATTTCTGTAGCCATTCAGGCCGCCGAAATTTATGGACCCTATCGCGCCGACCTGGTGCGGGTCGTTGACGGCGACACAGTAGTGTTAAATATCAATATCTGGCCTGGCCTGATACAGCGCGCCCGCATCCGGTTGGCTGGCATTAATGCCCCGGAGACTCGTGGGAATTATTCAGAATGTGAAAAAACAGCTGGCAAAAAAGCAACCAAATTCGTGAACGAATGGTTTACTGCTCATCCTCAGTTTGTTGTTACGCAGCTCAAGAAAGGGAAATTTACGCCGGTTGCCAGAATTGTGTCTGGTGCTGATGATTTATCAGCCGACATGCTGAAAGCCGGGCACGCTGTACCTTATTCAGGTAAAGGAAAGAGATATTCCTGGTGTCTTAATAATGGTAATGATCGAAGAATAGATCATCAACGACATGCCTGAGCAATACCAAAAACTCCCCTTCCAGGAAGCCATCGACTTTTTCCGCCAGAAAATCAATCTGCCCACTGAGCAGTGGACAGATATCTGGGAAGGCATGCATGCCCGTGCCTTTGTGGTAGCCGGGGCCATGAAGCAGGATCTGCTAACCGACTTCAGGTCTGCTATTGATAAGGCCATCGCAGATGGCGTGACCCTCAAAGATTTCCAAAAAGACTTCGACAGCATCGTACAAAAACACGGCTGGGCCTATAAAGGTGGGCGTGGTTGGCGTTCGCGGGTGATCTACAATACCAATGTGCGTCAGGCGTATAACGCAGGGCGTGAATTACAGATGGTAGACCCCGCCCTGCGCGCATCCCGGCCTTATGGTCTGTATCGTCATGGAGACTCTGCCACACCTCGGCCGCTGCACCTGAGTTGGGATGATTTGGTGTTGCCCCTGGGCCATCCCTGGTGGCAAACCCACACGCCCATGAATGGCTGGGGCTGTTCGTGCAAGAAATTTTCTATCAGTGCAGAAGAAGCCCGGCTGCGCGGTCTCACCGTGTCATCATCACCCCCCGGTGACGGCAACTACAAATGGGTAGATAAAGTCACTGGCGAGCAGCACACCATCCCCAGCGGTGTCGATCCGGGCTTTGCCTACAATGTGGGTGATGCCGCCTGGGGCAGACAACTCAGCGAACAAACCATGTCCACCTGGAAGTCCTCCGGGGAGAAAACATGGCTGCCGCTAACCCCTGGTAACTGGAAAACTGCCAGTCGCCCTGATCGTATCCCCCTGGAGGCACCTGTCGCCACGCTGGGGCATCGTGCCAAATCCGTCGAGGAAGTGCAGGCCACACTGGAAGCCACACTAGGCGGGCCGGAAAAAGTTTACACCGTTGCCGGGCAACCCCTACTGGTTAATGCACAAAGCCTGGCGCAACACATTGATATCAACCGCGCCGAGCTTATACCCCTGATTAATGAGGCATTAAACGACCCGTTTGAAGTGTGGTTAAGTTTTGAAGAACACCAGGCTACCGGCAAAGTGGTGCTGCGTCAGCGTATCATCAAAGCTGTGGACATTGGCAAAGGCAAGGGAATGCTGGTGGTCGCCAATGCCGTCAAAGGCATGATGGAGGCCTGGACATTTATCCCTATTTCCAAAACGCGAGAACTGAACAAACGGCGACGCGGGCAGTTGATGTACGGAAGATAGAAAGGAATGGGGCCATTGACTCCCACGGCAGAGCCCGGCGGATGATCGGCTCAAACGGGGCGCGGCCCTCACTGGATCACCAGAACCAATAATATAGGTAAAGCCATGAGTAACGTCAATATCGACATGACCTACGATGACAGCGAAGTGCAAAAGCTGTTTGCTCAAATGCTGGCCAGAGGACGGAACACCGAAACGGCAATGAAGGACATCGGTGAGGCTATGCTGATCTCCACTGATAAGCGATTTCGTAATCAGGTAGATCCGCAAGGCCAGTCCTGGACCCCCCTCAGGCCACGCACCCTTAAGCGTAAACGCAACAAAAAGACCCTCACCGAACGTGGCTATCTGCGCGGCAGCATTGCCTATGATGCCAGCAAAGATCGAGTGGCCTGGGGCACCAACTCACCCTATGGCGCGATCCACCAGCACGGTGGTGAGATCAAAAAAAAAACCCGCAACCAAACCCTGGCGTTCAACAAGCGCGGTCGATTTCTGAGCCGTGCTGGCGCTGATCGTCGCAAGCGTGGAGCCATCGGCGTGGCCTTTACCAGCATTGGAGCTCATATCGTGAATATTCCCGCCCGGCCTTATTTGGGGGTTTCCAGGCAGGACCGTGCAATAATATTGCAGATATTACGGCGTCATATAAGGGCTGCGCGCTAGGACCACAAAAGCAATAAGAAAGTTCTTACAACACTTCTCAAGGTTAATATAACAATTTGTAAGAAACGAGCTATTGATCTAAGAGCAAATAGGTATAGAATCTGTATTGACAGCGGGTTTATTAATACCTTGATGGCCCGTTTGATGTATGATTGAATGTTTCATGTTTCGCTCTATGATGGCATTCAGTCGTCAAAATTTTTTTTGGATTTTCTTTAAAATTAGTCGATATAGCAAGTGACGGGCAGTTTTGGTTGCACGAGGTCAATACCTCAATGATAACTGAAACCCGAACTGCCTCGAATTATCTTAACTTTAACACAATTTATATTTTTATTGGTCATATTACGGACAAGAAGCCTAGTTAGTATAAACCGTTTCGGTAAATGCTCAGAGGTAAGGTGTAAAATGGATACGTTTGAAGAACGTGTAGAGAAGTATAGGAAACAGGAAAGCGAAACTCTTATCGATAACGCAGCTTGGGATCATGCGCAATTGCTATTCAAGAATTTATTGGAAGTGGCTGCTGAAAAAGGTGAACCTGTTCGTATTATTACAGGCCACATGAATAACAAATTCTACAGTTCCTTAGTTAAAGAATTGCAAGATTGTTTAGACAAAGGTATTTCAGTGGAGGCAATCATTACAGATGCCCCAAACATTGATCTTTCCACTAATCAATTTGCACGCATATTGAAAGAAAAAGGTGCTTTGATCCTTGCTCAGAAAGGGGAAAGTATTGTTGCGCCGCATATGCTTCTGATTGGAGACAAAGCACAACGATTCAGGCTGGAAGTTGATCATCAGCAAACTAAAGCCGTTGCCAGTTTTGGAAATAAGAGCATGGGTGCAATGCTGATTTCAGTTTATAAAAATGCAAAAAGGGAATTGCTCGCCTTACACTCAGTAACACAAAAAAATAAAGAAAAACTTGCAACAGTATAGTTTTTCGATGCGCTGCAACTTTGGAAATAAGAGCATGGGTGCAGTGCTGGTCTCAGTTTATAAAAATGCAAAAAAAGAATTGCTCGTCTTACACACAGCAACACAAAAAAAATAAAGAAAAACTTGCAATAGTATAGTTTTTCGATGCACTGCAACAGGGAGAGGGCTTGGGGGGAATGGAGTATTTAAATGGGATGTTAATCATCGCATCGGCGTTTAGTGTTTTCGGACAATACATTGATACAGGCCATCGCCATGAAATCCAATGCCTTAAGGATTCTTTGGAAAAACTGGATTTTGATGACCCAGATGGCGATGATGGTTTGAATGAGTGTAAGGTGGAGTGGGATCGGTTACGCATTATCGAACCACTGAGAACACAGTTTTTAATTGGAGTGCTAGCTGCATACCTCGTGAGCTTGGTTATTTATTTCACCGCATACCATCTCGGCATTCTTTTTTTCTCGTGGCCAGTAGAAAAATCAGCCTATATAAATAATTTAGCAACGGCTTCGGCTGGTGTAATTCTCGTGCTAATCTCAATTAGCATGTTTGTTCGCGTCTACAAAATGGCATCTCAAAAGAAAAAATTCAAAGACAAATGCAAATCATTATCCGTAATGCTGAAAGTTATTCGCAAATCAATACACTCTCGAAAAAAATGATAGAGCAGGATAAAAAAGTAGGAAAACCCCAGTCTGGCTAGAGGTCCGGAATCTGGCCGCCGCAAGCGTGGAACCATTGGCGCGGCCTTTACCAGCATTGGAGCCCACACCGTGAATATTTCTGCCCGGCCGTACTTGGAGATTTCCAGGAAAGACCGGGCAATTATTCTGCGGCGGCATCTGAGCCAAGGATAACAGCGGTTCCGCTGGCCACGACAAACAGCATTGACTTTCCTTTGCCGGATATCTCACTGTAATCTAAGTCTACTGCAATCACCGCATTGGCTCCTGCCTCGTGAGCCTCTCTTTTTAGTTGGTCGAGCACAGTTATGCGGGCGCCTCGCAATACCTTTTGTGTTGCCACGCTGCTACCGCCAACAACATCTGTCACGCTGGCGAAAAAGTCTCGAAAAACATTCATACCAAAAACAGCCTCTGCAGTAATGATTTCCAAACGTTTTTCAATAGGCAGGCTTATACTCATCTCGGTAGTGAGCATAATTTTTTTGTGTGGAGCTGGTTGTGCTTTAGGCGCTGGCTCACGGACTATCTTCGGGTTGGTTTTGCATCCGTAACAAATGCCCTCGTCTTCTTCTGTTGGAATTAACCCCAATTCACACACGCGGCAATTAGCCATTTAATTTTCCCTCTGGATGATTAACTTGTTACAGTTACGATTGATAACGTAAAAAAGCATACCCTATCCAGAACGCCCCCGGAACCCGTTCCCCCGCAACATTCCAATCCTGTACCGCTAATCTGGCGGCATGTACGGAACCCCCAAAGCAAAACCACCCGCTCAAAAAACAACCGACTTGATCGGTTTCGCCGCTTGTGCGATTAGCGTCAAAACCGCGAGCACGACAGTACAGCTATTTCCCGCTGGGTATTTCCGTGCCCGCGACGGCCGACCGCATGAAGTCAACGACTGGTACATTGATGCCGCCATCGCACAACGGTTAATCACTGCAGCTGCCAATCGTGGCACGCCGTACATGCTGGACTATGAGCACCAAACACTGCTCTCCGAAGAGAACGGACAGCCAGCGCCACGCTCCGGCAAATTCACTCAACTGGAATGGCGTGAGGGCGATGGTCTCTACGCCACTGACGTGGCGTGGACGAACCGCGCCAAAGCATATATCGAAAACGATGAATACGAATTTATCTCGCCAGTGTTTTCTTATGACAAGCGCACCGGTGCTGTCCTCGAACTGCGTCATGGCGCACTGACCAACGACCCCGCCCTGGATGGCATGAAGGGCGTCGCTGAGCTGGTGGCCGCTCGATGCCGCATGAACTCTGACCAACCCATGGAGAATAATCCAATGAAGAAAGAACTGCTCAAACTGCTTGGCCTGCCAGATGACACAGATGAAGATGCCGCTATGGCAGCCTTGACAACGTTGACCGCTGACATAACAGGCATGCGCAAAGCACTAAACATTACGGAAGACGTTGATGCCGTTGCAGCCATTGCTGCACTAAAAACCAACACCAATAACAAACCTGACCCGGCAAAATTTGTGCCGGTAGATGTCGTGCAACAGCTGCAGACCCAAGTGGCGGCATTAACGACCCAGATCAACGACAACACAGTGGATGATCTGGTGGAAGTCGCGCTGAGTGAAGGCAAGTTAATGCCTGTCCAGGAAACGTGGGCCCGTGACCTAGGCAGCTCTGATATTGCTGCGTTGAAAACGTATCTGGAATCGGCACAACCCATCGCAGCATTAAAAGGCAAGCAAACCAAAGGAGAGCCAAAAGACGCCGGTGGTGCTGCCGAATTGAGCGAAACCGACTTGGCTGTTTGTAAGCAGATGGGCATCAGCCCGGACGATTACAAAAAAACACTGTCTGCCTAATCGCGGTTCATTCAACCCAACAAAGATAACAAGGAGTACAACATGGCACTCAGTGAAGATCGAAGCACACATATGCAGGACGGCGAACTGATCCCGGTTCCTGTTGCGGCTAATGCCGTTTGCTATGCCGGTGGTTTAGCTGCGGCAAATGCCACAGGTTATGCCGCACCAGGCGCGGTGGCCACCACGCTGACCTATCTCGGCCGATTTGAAGAAAAGGTGGATAACACCGGAGGCGCAGATGGTGCTGTTAGCGTGCTGGTACGCCGCAAGAAAGCGTTCAAGTTTAAGAACTCAAGTGGTGATGCCGTCGCCCAGGCCAGTTTCGGTAAAGTCTGTTACATCGAGGATGATGAGACCGTATCCGCGACCAACGGCACGGGTACGCGCTCGGCAGCAGGTATTGTGATCGGCATCGATAACGATGGTGTGTGGGTCGAATAAGCGCACACCATCGTGTGTTAACACGTTTTAATTATTCATTACTGATACGGAGAAAGTGCCATGAAGCGCATGATGATTTTTTTAACAGGTATGGCTGCATTCGTCGGCGTGGTAATTGCTGCCGTCGCGGGCGTCCCACCAATAGACTTCCAAGCAACGATTACTTCAAGTGGTTTTATGGGTGAGGCTGGATTACCGATGCTTGGCGTTGCTGGAATGATCATTAATAAAGAAAACCTGAGTTCAGTTTTTACTGGGCTGAAAACCATTTTTAACAATACGTTAAAAGCAGAGCCGGGCAATTGGCAGAAGACTACCATGCAGGTGCCATCGACACGCTCAGGTGAAGACCATGTGTGGCTATCGCGATTTCCCAAATTCCGCAAATGGATCGGCGACAAGACCGTCAAGTCCATCAAGGCGGGAAAATATTACGTCAAGAATGAAGACTGGGAGACCACACTGGAAGTTGATCGCAACGATATCGAAGACGATGCGCTGGGCATTTATCAAACCCAGGCATCTGGAGCGGGTGAAGCGGCGGGTGAGCTAAACGATATTATTTCCGATGATCTGAAAGACAAGGCATTCACCGAAACCTGTATGGATGGCCAGTTTTACTATGACACAGACCATCCAGTTAATGATGCCAGTGTCTCCAATAAAGGCACGGCCGTATTGTCTGCCGCCACTCTAGCGGCCGCAAAGGCAAGTTATGGCTTAGGCCGAGAAGCCATTATGGGTTTCAAAGATGAAGAAGACATGCCACTGCGCCTGGTGGGCGACACTCTAGAGGTTGGGCCTTCCCAAGAGGCTGTTGCCAAAATCCTCATGACCGCCGACAAGCTCCAGGATGACAGCCCCAATCCGTATAAAGGCACTGCCACGGTGGAACTTAATCCAGCAATTACCGATAACCGCTGGATGCTACATGTTACCAATAAGACCAGTATTAAGCCGTTCATGATCCAGATGCGAAAAAGCCCCGTTTTTGTCCAACAGACCGGCATGGACAGTGACGATGTTTTCAACCGTCGCAAGTTCAAGTTTGGTGCCGAGGCGCGCGCCACAGGTTTTTACGGTTTTTGGCAATTGAGTTATGGCTCAGACGGTACGGTGTAATCCTACCCCTCATAGCAAGCAATAACAGTCCATAACAAGGGGGCGAAATAAGCCGCCCCCTTTATGAAACACACAGGAGAAACAGCATGGCTGAATCAAAACCAAAACCAAAACCAAATACCGTGAAAGGCATACGGGTGACCACCAAGGTGGATGGATTCCGCCGTGGCGGTCGAGCCTGGACAGGCACCACTGAAGTACCTGTGTCGGAATTTGACAAAGGACAGCTTAAGCAGATTAAGAGCGAATCTTTATTGGTAGTGCAAGACATCAATATTCCCGTTGACGACTAATGCTTTACTGCACCGAACAAGACATGATCGACCGGTACGGTGAGGTGGAGCTGATCCAGCTCACCGACCGGGATGATCTCGGTATCATTGATACCAACGTACTGACGGTGGCTATCGAAAACGCCAGCGCCCTGATGGATGGTTACATCGGCAGCCGATATGCGCTGCCCTTGTCAACGGTGCCTCGCGTGTTGGAACTCTACTGCGCCGACCTCACACGTTACTACCTCTATGATGATCGCGTCACAGAAACGGTGGGGCGTAATTACGATTCGGCAATGGATTTCCTGAAACAGGTTTCCAATGGCCGCACCAAGCTGGGCCTGTCGGACTCTGGTGACAAACCCACAGCCAATAACGGCGCAACGATGACATCAGGTGGTCGTGTCATGGGTCGGCAAGATAAAGGCTTTTTGTAGTCATGCATGATCTCGCTGCCCTGGATGACGCTGTCATCAAACAACTCAAGGACAAGGCGGACGTATTTCGCCAAGTTTCAACCCTCGACAGTGAGGAAGACTTGCTGGATTCAAAGCTGCCAAACGCCACCGCATTTGTATTAATTGGTCGCGGCCAATTTCAGCCACCTATTGGCAACACAAACTATCAAGAAGGCACTCTGGATGTATCGGTGTTTGTGGTTGCTCGCAATGTGCGCGGCAAAGGTGCCGCGCGTAAACGAGTTGCTGGGGCCTATGAATTGATCACTGCCACGGATGCTGCCTTGTTGGGTTTTGAGCCAGCCAATGGTTGCGGAGCTTTGTACCTGGTATCTGTTGCGTCGGTACTGGTGGATAAAGTTTCTGCTATCTATGAAATTATTTTTAGATTCGATATATCGGAGGAACCCTAATGCCTATTCGTCATGGCCGTAACACCCAATTGTTATTACAGCGCAACACTGGTATCTATCGCGCTGTGCCCGCACCAGTCGGCGCATTTGCGATGAAGTTTTCTGAAATAGAAATGGGTCGTGATCCACAACGACAGGAAGACCCGACGATACAGAACACACCGCTGGCCGTAAAAAAGGATGACGGCGAACCCACATTCGACGGTAGCCTGAAGGGCATTTTGTGTCTCAATGATATTGGTCAGTGGCTGTCACTGTTATGGGGCACACCGACCACTACCGGTGTTGGCCCGTACACTCACACATTTACACTCGATCTGAGTGAGCGACCCGATGCGCTGCTGCAACTGGGTTATCTCAACGCCAGCAAATATCCACGATGGCTGGGCCTAATGGTAGGCAGCATGAGTTGGGACGTTAAAGAGGATGACCAGTCATTCAACGTTGAATTAATGGCCGGTGAAGAAACCAGCCCCGAGCCGGTTACTGCATTTGATGCAGCGCCCACAGCCTATGCTAAGAATCGCGCCGTCAGTAAACGCGGTAACGTTTACGATATTGATGGTGCCACAACACTGGGCCGCATAACCAAAGCATCCGTGAGCATCGTCAACGACAACGAAGGCCAGAACGTAGCCGATGGTACTGAAGGGTATGGCGAAGTGTTGGTAGGCCAGCCAGCCATCAGTGGATCGGTGTCCGCACTGTTTGATGACACCGTAAATATTTTTGACCACGGTCGTGACCACGCCACTAAGCCCATGACATTAATCAGCGCCAACAAGGCCGGTGATAACTGGCTGAAGCTGATTCTGCCTGCCGTGGAGTTTGGTGAAATCAAACATAAAGTGGCGACCTCCAAGGGGCTGGTTATTGATACGGAATGGAGCGCCCATGCCGATGCGACGCCCCCCACCATCGAACTGGTTAACGGCATTGCCAGTTATTAGGAGCGAATCATGGCCAAAGAAAAACTCAACACGCTGCAAAAAAAACAAAAGCCGGTGACGTTTCGTGACACGAACCATGTACAGCGCATCATTATTATTGGTACGCGAAAACTGACAGTAAAAAATAGTTTAGTGACCGTGCAAGCCCCGGCGTTGATTGATGCGCTGGACAATCTGTACGGCATGGAAAGGGAGAAAAAATAATGTTGATGTTAGGTGCGCCATCACAAGTGGCAAAGTGGTCACAAGCCGATATTGAGCTGGACTTGATTCCTCTGTTTGAAGATAAAGACCAGGAATTTATCGCGAAAACAACCACCGAAGTACGTGATAAAGAAGGCAAGCTGATTAACATTAAACGCGATGTCGCCAAATACGCACAACTGGTCGGAAACTATTGCATTAAAGGTTGGCGCGGTGTGGTGGACCGCAAAAAGAAACCATTGAAATGCACAGAAAAAAATATCAATGAATTTATGCTGATCGGTGTGGCCCAGGATTTTGTTTTTGGAAAAATTAAAGGCTTATCTTTGATCGTAATAAAAGAGACCGAAGCAGCAAAAAAAGATTAAACGCCCTGGTCAAGTGGATTCGCTCCGGTGGCCCACAAGCAATCGAAGCGCTGGAAGATCTCGGCGAAAAACCTAGCATAGAAGACCTGCCACCGCTGTTGCTCTGGGAAGCGCCCTTATGGCGGCTTTACCAGCAATTAAATAGCCAGTGGCGCTATGTTGAAGCAACGCCCGTGGGGCTGGAGTTGAGTGTTTTTATGCAACGTATTAAGGCTAAAGGCTGGGATATGGACTTGGCGCTGGATTTATTGAAAAGCATTGAGACGGCATTTCTGACAAAGGATGTTAGCGATGAGTGAGCCAGAAGTAAATATAGTCCTGACCATTAATGGCAAGCAATATACTGCCGCATTAAAAAAAGCAGGCGAGGAAACTGATAACTTCGGTGACCAGGCAAAAGATACGGCAGCAGACATTGGTGGCTTGGCTGCACAGGTTAAGAAGTCTGAAAAGGAAGCCGATAAATTAGGAAAAACCAGTAAAAAAACTGAACACAGATTGTTCGGTTTTGCGAAATCCATAAATAGTACAAAGGCCAATATAAATCAGCTCTCAGGTGCGGTAAAGCTATTGGTTGGGGGGTTTGTTGGTATTCAGTTGGGTCAAGTTATATTGGATGTGAAAGATACGGCTTTGCAGTCTGAGGCGCTGGGTAACAAGCTGCGTTTCGCCGTTGGTGGTTCTCAAGAAGCCGCTGAAGCAATGAATTTTGTGCGTGACGAGTCCAATCGTCTGGGGCTGGAATTATCAAGTCAGGCGGATGCCTATGGATCTATCGCCGCCGCCTCCAAAGGCACTCGTTTAGAAGGTGAAGCAACGCGGGAAATTTATCTCGGGGTTGCAGAGGCTTCTGCCGCACTGTCGTTAACAACCGATCAATCCACTGGCGCGATGCGCGCGCTGGAACAGATGATGAGCAAGGGCACTGTGCAAGCAGAAGAATTGCGTGGACAGTTAGGTGAGCGTATCCCCGGTGCGTTTCAAATCGCCGCACGATCCATGAATGTCACCACCGCTGAGCTGGGCAAAATGTTGCAGCGCGGCGAAGTGATGTCGGATGAATTCCTACCCAGGTTTGCCGCTGAATTGCGTCGGACATTTGGTGAAGATGCTATTAAAAATGCCGACAGTGCTCGCGCGTCTTTCAATCGTTTAAACACCGCGTTTTTTGAACTCAAATCCACCCTCGGCGAAGATCTAAACGAAACATTAAGTGACACGGCTGACTGGCTAACCACATTAATCGAAAAAACGAATGAATTAGTTGGTGGTGGCAAAGACAGCTCCGCTGGCCTTAATGGCTGGGAACGACAGATCTCTGATATTTCTGAACGGCTAAAGGAAGCCGAAGCCGAACTGTCAGACGAAAAATCAGACCGCTTTTCGTTCAACCCATTTGGCCCTGACTTTCATGAGCGTGTTGCCGCTGCCCAGGCGAAGGTCGATGCGATCGCGAACATGATGGCGGAGGTTAACCGTAACTACAATCAGTTTGGTAGATTCAATCAAAGTGATAGCCCGCAAGCCGAAAACGCCACTGTTGAGTCAGTAGTAGATCCTGCCGCTGTTAAATCCGTAGACAGTTTACAGCAAAACCTCCAGCGCCAAATCGCTCTCTATGGCCAAGTAGGCAATGCAGCGAAAGTGCGTTACGAAACAGAACATGGCGCACTGCTTGGGCTCAAGCCTCAACAAAAAGAAAAACTCATTGATATGGCGGATGAGCTGGACTTCATCAAAGCCAATGACGAAGCCGTGCGTGAAGCCATCGCCACACAAAACGAAGCCATTGAGGTTGATCGACAATTAGCGGCAGCTAAACAGGAAATAGTGGCTGCGAACCTGCAAGCCATTGAGTTGAATTCAGCAACGGAAGCCGAGGCGGAAAATGCGCGTTATCAATTAGCCCTGGAGCAATTACAGGCCGCCGAAGATGCCAAGCTCAACACGCTGGTAGGTTACGACGAACTACGCGAACGCCTGAAGATTGAACATGAGAGCCGCCTGACACAGATCGAGATGGGCGCATCTAGCCAGCGGTTACAGATACAACAAAGGGTTGAAGCACAAGTCGTACAAATGAGGGCTGCAACAGTAAATAGTGCTGTTGCATTACTGAGTGCGCTGGGTGCAAAGAGTAAAAAATTTGCGGCTACAGCAATCCTGCTGGAAAAAGCCACAGCTATTCAGCGTGTGTTAATACAATCAAAAGTGGCGGCGATGGCAGCACTAACACCACCACCAATAGGACTGGGGCCAGTCGCAGGCGCGGGCCTTGCTGCAAGTATCACATCTGCCGGTTATACGAGCGCCGGTTTTATTACAGGACTGGGTGCTGTTCAGTTAGCCGGATTGAATAGCAATAGCGGTGCAGGCGCATCTCCGGTTTATTCTGTTGATCCATCCACCGGCTTACCCGCGAATGTCAACCCGTATACCGGTTCCTCTGCCGCCAACAATACCGGCAATAATAATAGTGGTGGCGTGACTGTTATCGAAGCCGTAGGTCGCGACACTGATACAATCACCTTGGCGCAAATGGAACAAATATGGAAAATGCAAACGGACGCCATTGAGCGTGGCGACAGAATATTGTTCCGTCGTAGCTCAGCGCAAGGGCTGGAGTTAACGGAATCCGCCGCATGAGCAGTGTTATCTATACTGCCACGCGATCAGTCACAGGGTCTCACGTCGCGGGTAACAACTACGCGCTCGATTTCAGCGCCGGTAAACTAAATCGCAATAGTAAAACAGCCCAAAAAACACATATTGCGCGTGGTGGCCAGAGCGAGACACTGCGCTACCGTCAAACCATTACCTGGGACATCACCACCACGCGCGTTACCGGCCCTAACATACCGTTACTGCGCGAGTTCCTGGACTCCGTTGATGGCGGTGAGGCATTCACGTTTGACCCCTACGGTACTAACGCCGCACCTGACAATCCGGTTAGCTGCAAATTAGATAGCGATAGTTATAACGAAAACCGTCACGGTACTACTGACTCGTTCCGGGTGTCTTTTCGCGTGAAACAACTTTAGGAAAATTAATGCGCGTTGATAATGTCACCTATGCAGCATTCCGCCGATCTGAAGCCAAGGATGTCCGTTACGTCATTAGCGTTAACTTCGGTGATGATGTTGATCCCCGGATGCATTATTTTACGTCACACGCTGACTGTGCTGTGCCTGCGACTGCTACCAGCGTCAGTTATGATGTCATCGAATCTACTTCCGGGCAGGCCCAACGTTTGGATCTATTGCGCTCACGTTCAGACATCGGCGGCGTGCGATTTAGTGTTATTGACCCGCTAGGGGCTGTGACCACTGTGATTACCGCACAGCTCGCTGCTGGTTATAGCCTGCGGCAAAAAGAAGTGGTGATTTATTTAGGCGGCAAAGATTTCGCCTGGTCAGATTACGTGACTGCCGCGACGGTTATTATTGATGATCGCGAGTGGCTGGAAGGTTCGCATGTGTTTAGCTGTTCAGATATTTTGCGCACAACCCGCAAGAATATTTGCGATCAAAACCGCACAAATTTACGCAACAGCATCACTCAAGACGACACAGTATTAACTGTCTATAGCGCAGCAAAATTTGAGTTTAATACTCATGGCAACGGCTACTCTGACGCCCCTGGGCTGCGCGTTATTTATATCGATGTGGATGATGAGACCGTACGCGCTACAGATAAAGTGGACGCCCCTCTCAGTGTTACCGGTACTGACATTAGCATCAACAGTGCTGACAATTCTATCAATAGCATTACCACTGATTTTTCCGGTTTTTCTCAGGGCATGCAGATTGTTTTATCGGGTAGCAATGACGGTATTTATCATATTGCCCAGCCACCTACGGCCACTAAAATAATTACCGTCGAAAGTTTAACAAATACTGCTGCAGGCTCCAGCGTTAATGTACTTGCTGATATCCAGTTTTATAATTGTACTCGTGGCGTACTCAATACCAAACCTGCGGCACATGATGTAGATGCTACTGCTGACGCCGATCAACGCACCAAAGTCACGGAGCGCATTTATTTTGAGCTGCCATTGCTCAAGGCCGCGTATGCCATTCTCACAGGTAATGTTTATGGGCAGGCTGATCCGTTCCCTAGCAATTGGCACCTGAATATATCCACAAAGTGGATTGCCACCAGTACATTTACCACTCACCCGGATTGGTGGGATATTGCTGACGATGCAACCGGTCAATTGGTACGGTTCAACGGATTAAAAAAACGCGATGGCAAAAAGTTCGTTGAAGAGCAGCTCATGCGATTGCAAGGTGCATTCATGCGCGTGCAGAGTGATGGCCAGCTCGCTCTGCGTCGCAAAACCAGAGTTTCAGAAAAGGCGGCTCATATAAGAGTGCTGGATGACTCAAATTTGGTCGAATGGGGGGCTCTTAAGGAGGATATGGATGCTGTTTATGATGCATTTACCTTTAACTGGAATGCTGATCCAAAAACAGGAAAGCCAAACAGGCACATAACATTGCTGAACCCCGATTCAAACAACGTTCAAGGAAAGCCTAAAACGTTAGAGATGACATTTGAAGGGCTGAGCGGCTACACAACCACTCAGGCTACCCTTTCTTTATTGCGTGACTCCACACGAGATATGTATGCCGGGTCACCCTTTCTCTGCCAGGTTAAAGCGCTGCCGTCCATGAATGATCTGGAAATTGGCGACATAGTACGCTGGCGCACACCATCAGTACGCGATCCGGTAAATAACAACACACTGGATCGGTCGTTTATAATCGTGGCAAAAAACGATGACTGGATGACTGGCGGCGTGGTCCTTGATTTGTTTGGCAGCTCACGTCAGGCCACACCCGTTAATGATGCACAAAGCAATCGTGTACTGACAACTGCTGCCTATGAAGTTGGTCAAGAGCTGTTGGCCTATCTTGACGCCACATATACCAATGCAAACGGCACAAAATACCAAATAGTTAACAGCGTCCTGCACATCATAGAAAGCATTGACTTGATTGGTAATGATGACCTCTCTCTTGGGGGGAATTATTATTATCACGGTGATGTAACAATCAATCAGTTAGATGGCTCATCCAATCAAATTGAAGTAACCATTAATAAAAATGTCGGATTATGGATTGATGGGCACTTCACAAATAATGGTTATATCAGCGGTGTTGGTCGTGGCATTAGTGATGGCAGCGTTGGGTTTATTGGTGCAACCAAGGCTGGCGGCGGATTTAACCACAGAGAGATTTTAGGCTGGGGTACGTCAGCCAGTATTGATAGCGACGTAATCGCCGCAGAAAACCATTCGATACCAAATTTCAACATTCAATGGGATGGAAATAATATTTCAGGACTGCCAAGCAACCTGCTTGGCACCGGTGGTGGCCAGGGTAAAAACACAACATATTTTTCAGAGGATGACGAAGGATTTACGAAAGGCCCATATACAGCGCAAGGTGGATTATATGGTGGTGGTGGAGCTGGGCTACGAATTGTTACCCACAGCCTGTCTATGGGGTTATCCGCAAATATTAATTTAAGCGGTGGCGATGGCCAACTGGGTGATTACGTAACATCCCTTGGTCCTGGTGGGGTTGCCAATGGCAGCTTTGGTTATAATGCTGGCAGCGCGGGTGGAGGTGCGGGTGGCGCGTTACTGGTAGTCCTGGATGGCAACGGCGCATTTGAAACCGGATTAAGTAATGGATTCATTTCGGCTAATGGGGGCTCACCAATTTTTGGTGGCAGGCTGACAAACAAATCTGGATCAAGCCCCTGGAGACCCGAGTATGCCAACGGCATTAATAGCTATTACGCAGGTTATCAAGCCAGCGATTCATCGGACGCCAATTACCGTGTGCAATACCTCATGGATGACATTGCCCCATCCCCTGAGCCACCAACGTACAGTGATCGACCGTTAACGATTAATGTTCAAGAACAAGTATCCAGCTCAAACAGCCTAAATCAGTCAGGTCTGGAAATATCAGTAAACCCACCTGGTGACCCAACATATCGGGGGGCAAGATTAACGATTTCCAAAGTTTCGCAGGATTCGTGGGCCACTATTGGTGATGCCTATAATACGGAAGAGCTGGTATATACAGTGTTAGCTGATGGCAGCACGTATAGAATCCGCGCACAAGCCATATCAATAAACGGTAGCGTCTCCAGCGAATATGTCGAAACAACGTGGACCGTTACTGTTGCAGCTGGCACAGCCGTCATAGGCTCCGGCAATGTTATCCAAAGCAGCCCTACTGTTGGCCAAAGCACCAATGGTCAGGGCATTATTCATCGCACGGAATCTATTAGTGGTTACAGCCCGACGGGCGTAGAAAAAACACGCATTGATGCAAGCACTGGCAAGATCACTGCCACAGATGTCAACCTCACTGGCTCCATCACCGCATTGGCAGGCGCTATTGGCGGCTGGGATATTACATCAGCAGCGCTAAAAACAGGCGTTGGGGCAACACACATAGAGCTTGCGCCAGCATCAGGCATTTGGTTTGGAGCCGATACCCTGGGTGCTGCACCATTTAGTGTTACGCCTGCGGGAGCATTAAAAGCCAGTTCCGGTGAGGTCGGCGGCTGGAATATTGGTGTATCTTCCTTGAGTATTGGTTCAGGCGCTTCTCGTATCGAGCTGCACCCAACATCCGGTATCTGGTTTGGTAATGATTCATTTTCCCTTGCACCTTTCAGTATTACGCCTGCCGGAGCACTAAAGGCCAGTTCCGGTGCTGTCGGTGGTTGGAATATCGGTGCATCTTCCTTGAGTATTGGTTCAGGCGCTTCTCGTATCGAGCTGCACCCAACATCCGGTATCTGGCTGGGTGATAATGCATTTTCCAATGCGCCGTTTAGTGTGTCACCGGCGGGGCTACTTAAATCCACATCGGGCATGATCGGCAGTTGGACAATTAATGTCGCAGGCATTAGTGCAGGTGCTGGTGCTTCACACATTGAATTCAAACCCGCTACTGGCATCTGGTTTGGTAATGATTCATTTTCCCTTGCACCTTTCAGTATTACACCTGCCGGAGCATTAAAAGCCAGTTCCGGTGTAATCGGTGGCTGGGCTATTACGGCCGACAAGCTGTCTAGCCCCGACGGAAAAATAGTGCTAGATGCCGGACAAGATCGAATTCGTGTCAGCCAAGGTGAAAACTACTTTGACATTTCTGGCGCTGGTTTGGTCGGTGTCGACTCAATCCTCGGCACCACTATTAACTTCCCTACCGATGGCAGCGGGCCGACAATTTCCAGTGGAATTATTAACAGCACAGTATTCAATATTACGTCGGCGGGGATAATCGAAACCAGCCCCAACGCTGGTAATGGTGGTGCTAATGGTCAGGGAATTAGAATAAATAACACGGGAATCAAGGGTTGGAAAAAGAATGATCCGGCGCCCGTGTATCACCTGGATGCCACCACGGGAATCATCACCGCATTGGATGCTGTGCTCACGGGTGGTGGTATCACGATAGATGACGGAGGTGCGTTTAAAAGTATTGGAAAAGTACCAGGGGCTGGAAGTGGCGTTTTCCTTGGATACGACACCGCCGGATACAAGATGGATGTTGGTGACCATGATAACGAAAAATTTATATATTTTGATGATGCCGACCTTCATATTGGACGTAATACTCAATTGCGTGGCACGGATGCTTACAATAATAACAATGATTATTACCACAACTGGAATAACGAGCCGATTGAAAACTATGGAGCTGTGCTTTCGGGGGCAAATTTTGTTGCCGAAACTGATTATGGTCTCACTGGTTTGCGGATTGCTGGAAGTCAGACAGTAGGCGAAAAAGCGTATTTAGCTAAAGATTTTAAATGGACATCAAATTTTACATTTTTTAATAGCGGGTCTTGGCGCGCATTTCGCGGACGCATTTATTTTTCAGTATGGGGTGATGCAAGTTCATCATCGTCTATATGGCGCGCTGGAATTGGCAATGCGCAGCTAGCTGAAGGGTGTGGTTTTCTCCTAAAGAGCAATTATAAGGTTGTCGGTTACCTATACGATGGTACGACGTATAGAGAAACAGCAGAATTCTCTAAAGTGTATAACAATAACGGTGGTGCCTACGGTGCATTAATTGAGGCCTATGTTGATCCAGCAGCAGGGACAACGACATTTATAGCTTCTGGAGCTAGCGGCCAAGAAACAAAAACGCTCGCATATTTGCCGGAGTTTTATGGATTCCACTACGACGTTAATTATGGTGACGGTGATTTTGTGGGTAATTTTCCAGTGTGCCTGTATTTAGAAGCGATTAAGGCAGGGACATACACCAGCACCAAGAGATACGACCCTCAAATTAAATGGGGTGATTGGAGATTTTTGCAAGAAGGTTAATCGTCATTAACCGTAAACGTCATGCTTGAAAAAAACATAAATCATGAATTCGATAAATCGTTACAACAGGAGTGAGTATGAATATTGAAAACGTAAAAAGTATCAGAGACCAGCACCTGCAAGAACAAGCGCAGCTGGCCGCTGAATTATTTCATACCGACAAACGCTGTGAGTTTCTTCGTACCCGGCTTAATGAAATCAGCTGCATCCTGCAGACCGTGGATCATATTGCACCTCAGAATCCGGTTGAGAAGGATGGCGAAAATAAAGACAAACAATAGCCAGAAAAAAAGGGGCGACCAAGCCGTGCGCCAACACGGCCTGGACCCCAAACCACGGTGGATAATCACTGTGACCCAGGCAAAGCCCCCCGCCGCGTCGACGCAGCCGGGCTAGCGTAGCACATGAATTAAGAGGTGCGCACGATGGATCACAAACCGATTATTCCCTGGATGGGTGGCAAGGGTCGATTAGTTGACCACATATTGCCCAAGTTCCCGGCTCATACCTGCTACGTAGAAGCGTTTTGCGGAGCAGCGGCTATCTACTTTGCCAAGAGGCCATCAGATGTAGAGGTAGTTAACGATATCAATGGCGAGCTTATCAATTTGTATCGAGTCATCCAGCACCATTTAGAGGAATTTGTTAGGCAGTTTAAATGGGCTTTAAGCAGCCGCCAGGTGTTTGAATGGGAGAAAGCCAAGCCGCCGGAAACCATGACCGATATTCAACGCGCGGCCCGCTTTTATTACCTGCAGCGCCTAGCGTTTGGTGGCCGGGTAAATGGCCAGAGTTACGGCACCGCCACTACGTCCGGCCCAAGGCTGAACCTGCTCAGAATCGAAGAAGATTTGAGCCAGGCGCACCTCCGATTGCAGGGTGCCCAGGTAGAGAACCTGTCCTGGGTGGACGTGATCACTCGGTATGATAGACCTCACACGCTGTTCTACCTAGATCCGCCTTACTGGGAGACGGCTGGCTATGGGGTTGATTTCGGTTGGGATAACTTCGAGCGCATGGCAGTGCTGGCTAGGGAGGTACAAGGCAGCATGATCATTAGCATCAATGACCACCCTGACATCCGCCAAGTGTTTGACGGCCTCCACATGGAGTCTGTGGGCATTACTTATACAGTTGGCGGCGGAGAAAACAGCTCAAAAGCCACTGAGTTGATCATCTGGAACGATCATTGTGAGCAGGGCCGGAAGGAAACCAACACAATGGAGCTTTTCTAGGCCATTACAGAGGCGTTAAACAGAGGTAAAAGCCCCTTTTGGGTATTCGCACACCAAGTGGCGCGCTGTCGCAAATTAAGCGACGCGTTACACCCGTGGTCACTACCCCCTTACTAAACAAATCAGCACTATCCCGGATAATTCCGAGTGTCCCATTGTGTCCCAAAGAGGTAGATTGAAGATGGCGCGCCCGACAGGAATCGAACCTGTGACCCCCGCCTTCGGAGGGCGGTACTCTATCCAGCTGAGCTACGGGCGCAGAAGGCGCAGTTTAACAGATTTTAC